TTACACGCCCCAGATGGTTGATATATATGAGGGTCCGTATTCAAACAGAAATTATAACAGTAGATACCATTTTTACTATTGCCGCCCGTTCTCGTATATTTCTCAATAAAATGGTAAATACCACTGGGATGTGTTTTCTCTCGATAGTCTCCATTAAATTGGATCCCGAGAGAAACCATAATTTCTCTCACATTTTCTAAATTTGCTAAACCAGTTATAAATAATCCTGTATTCACACCGATCGCTTCCCCTTGTTGTATTGGCTGTATAAGAGGACCCACAGGAAAATTCGGGTCAATCGTCGTTAAAGGTGCAGTTGTTATATCGCTTGGTAATGTGCGATACGGCCAATTTGTGTAATTGCTCCATTCATTACGCATAAAAGCGTCGTTGCGTTGGAAATACCACATCCAATTTGCGACTGGACCAATTGAAGTGAGTTGGACTTTTTTCGACCCCGTCACATTATCAAATTTGTATTCAAATACATCTTTCACAAGGAAAATTTGCTCTTCCATCGCCATTTTTCGGCGTTCTTCCTCCGAGAGAAAAGCCATAGTAGAAATAATATGTATATCTGCATTCCAAGTATTTGTTTTATTTTCATAGCTTGACATACTTATATTTACAGATGGAGGTGTCTGTAAAAAACGATACATTTGGAATTGGGGTAAATTAAAATCTGGTCGCATATAGGGATTGTTATTTGCACTATCAAACACATCACGCACTTGGAAGAGGTCCTGTATTGCTCTTATTGTGACACTAATAGTTAATTCACTATATTGAAGACATATTAGGGGGAATGCTTGTTGGCTTTGTAAAGTAAACCAGGCATTAATAGGAACATAGATTTTGCGAGTGCGGAAAGAGGGTTCTGCCGCAACAGTTTTAGAGAGATGAAATGCGGAAGGGTAGGTATTTGCACGACCATATGAATTCGCTATATCGTAAAATTCTGGAACATTGCCTGTCATTTCATTGAAAAGTCGTTTTTTAGATTCACTGTAATCGCGGTCTACCACAGCGGCCAAATATTCCCCACTATATTTCGCCAATGTATGTGATCCTGCACTAATGACAATTTCCTTAATCATATGTGTTCCTAAATCTCGTATCCAACGAAAATCATAGGCAGCCCATCTATTGTTTGTTTCAGGGCAAGGGTGATAAATCGGGCTCCATATATCGGGTAGAGTTATACAAACATATGTATCCATCATGAGGTCGGCATATTTTTTTACTTTGAATGTGAAAGTGGATGGTTCAGTTAATCGTAAATCGCGTTGTCCTTCATAGTCAAGACGGAACCTTTCTAATGCAAAATTTGTGTATCTGGAATAGGATGCAGTGAAAAATGTTTTTGAGGGGTTACCATTTAGAATAACATTAGACGACCCTTCTGACTTTAAATTTAATAATCCTCCTGCCATGAATATATAATACGGGTTTATTACTTTGTTTTTATATACTGCTAATTTATAAATGAATAAACATATTTTATTATTATTTTCTTTAGTTTTATTGGTGGTTGTATTCTATAGAGTTATTACAAAAACTACATGGAAATTTTGGTTATGGAATATCAGAGAAGGAATGGAAGATGATATGGAGTTATTGGAAGAACCTGATGCAGAGGTCCAGACCTCGGGACAGACCTCGGGACAGACCTCGGGTCAGACCTCGGGTCAGACCTCGGGACAGACCCAGTCCAGTGGTTGGGGAGATTTAATACAAGCCGCTTCCCAGCCTATATCTTCCTCTACACAAAATGCTGTATCTGAACCCGAACCCAATGCTGATTGTATGGACTATACTGATGGTATGAAACTACCTTTGAGAGAATACGCAATAAAAGCATCTTATAATAGTGCATATGATGGTAAAAATATTAGTGAAGACCAATTAGCAAATGTGATTTATTCCGGGTGTAGATTTGTAGATTTGAATGTATTTTATGCAGATGATAAACTCTATGTAGGATATGCAGCAGATAATAACCCAACCTCAATTGATAATTCTCTACCCTTTTCTGTGGCCTTGTCTTATATTTTAAGATATGCATTTGTCGTCGACCCCGCTAAAAAGAAAAAACCACTAAATGAAGTGGTGAAAGAGTTTGAGGATAATCCAGGACCAAATGAAGCTTCTATAGGAATTTCCCAAAACTATATAGATTATCCATTCTTTATCCATTTACGGATTTATCGCCCAGAAAACTCTTCTCTCGATATTATTGAAAAAGTTGCGGAATATATGAAAGAAATTGTCGCATCACCTTATTATTTAAAGAATACATCCACTGGAAAACCAATATTGGTAGATGGGAATACGCCTCTTTGTCAAATACAACGCAAATTTATTGTTTCTATGGATGTCCGTAATATAGTGCAAATATATACACCAACATCCAGTCCAAGTGCGGATCGTATTCCAAATAAGACATTGAGAATATTGCGTAGGTTCGTACATATATTGACAGGAGGACATACTTGGCGGGCATATTATAATTATGGAGATGTATTATCTATGAATAAAAATATGTTGCGTATTTCAAATGGAGGTGTTCTTGACCGAGAAGATTCCTCCGGTAAAAAGACGAGCGTGCAAAATATGTATATTGTGTATCCATTCATTAGTGATAAAGAAAATCCCGTTTCTCTCGATTTATTGAAAAAATATTCCATCCAAACCGTGCCGAACCGATTTTATATCCAAGACGGGAATTTAGATAAATACAACGAATTTTTTGAAATCGCGAGGAAACCGTTTGTTCCATTGAGCGAATGCCTACTTTTTATTTCAAAGATGGAGGCTTCTGATAAATAGACACACCGATTTATCTGTTGGCTATATATATGAATTATACCCAACATAAATCCTCCGAAAAAACGAGGAGATATAAAAGTAGTATATGCGATACTACAATGACTTTTCAAGATTGTGAAATGGCGATATTAAGACACGCGGTAGATGTAATGGAAAAAAGGAAAGGAAGAGAAGTAGTCGCGAACCCAACTATAGAGAAAATAGTGGAAATTGTGGAAGATTTTCTTGTGAAAAAGAAATTAGTGTGTTATGGTGGAACAGCTATCAATAATATATTGCCGAAACACGCACAATTCTATGACCTCGAGATTGAATTGCCCGACTATGATTTTTTTTCAATGAATGCATTAGATGATGCAAAGGAATTGGCCGACATTTATTATCGTGCAGGATACGAGGATGTAGAAGCAAAAGCAGGTATGCATTTCGGCACATTCAAGGTTTATGTGAATTTTATTTCTGTTGCGGATATTACACAAATCCATCCTACTTTATTCAAGACGCTGAAACAAGATGCAATCACAATTGGTGGAATTAAATATGCCCCGCCAAATTATTTGCGTATGGCGATGTTTTTGGAATTATCGCGACCAATGGGTGATGTGAGCCGGTGGGAAAAAGTATTGAAACGAATTAATTTGCTGAATAAATATTATCCACTGAAAACGGAGACACAATGCCGTATGATTGATTTTCAACGGGGTATTGATAATCCGGATAATGTTTCTTTGTCGGAAAAAATATATTATTTTGTGAGAGATGTATTTATCAATGAAGGATGTATTTTTCTTGGTGGTTATGGTGCATCTCTTTATTCCAAATATATGCCACAGAAAAAAGGAACATATATGTTAAACAAGAACCCGGATTTTGATGTATTATCAGAAGATGCCGAGAGAGTGGTCCATCTTGTTCGTGAAAAATTGGTGGAAAATGGAATTGGAAAAGTGAAATTAGTTAGACATACATCTTTAGGTGAAATTATACCGGAAAGTTATGAAATAATTGTGAATTCAGATACGATTGCGTTTGTTTATTTACCATTGTCGTGTCACGGATACAACCAAATTCAAATACAAGGGAAATTAGTTCGGGTTGCAACTATAGATACAATGTTGAGTTTTTATTTAGCATTTTTGTATGCGAATAAACCATATTTGGATAAAGAACGGATCTTGTGTTTGTCTTCTTATTTGTTTAGTGTAGAACAAAAAAACAGATTAGAACAAAAAGGATTGTTAAAACGATTTAATACTCGGTGTTATGGAGAGCCAATCACAATAGAAAGTATTCGTGCTGAAAAGGTGAAAATGTATGAGAAGTTGAAATCTTCGTCCAAATCGAGAGAATATGAATTGTGGTTTTTGAAATATAATCCTTCTTTAGGAAAAAAATTGAGAAAAGATGAGACTCACGAAATTATTGTCGAAAGCCGCGAAAAGAAGAGTGAAACATTGAGTGAGAAAAATATGGTATCGCCAACTGTATTGTCGGAGGTGGCCGATACACCAGAACCAGAACCGGAAGTTCGTTCATATCGTAAAACGGGAAAAAGGAAACAAAGAGAAGGGCTTTATACGCGTAAAGTGAATTGGAAAAAATGGATGGTAAAAAAACGGGGATTATAATATCAATAAATAATATATGAGTTCCCCAGATACTGGTGTTGTCACTCCCGCAAAAACGATTGATGATCTTAAAAAAGAGAAAGATGATCTTACTGCTAAATTGAATGGTATTGAAGATAAAGAAGAAAACAAAGCAGCTCGTGAGGCACTTATGCAAAAGATCGCAGTAATTGATGCCGAGATTGCAAAACTTGGGTCTGGATCGGTGCCGGTTCCTGTTTCCGTGCCTGTTGCTGCCGTAGCCGATACACCAATAATAGAAGGTGGTCGCAAAAAACGCAGCAGCAGAAGCAGAAAAACCCACCACAAAAAATCCAAATACACCCGTCGTGTAAGCAAAGGTAGAAAACACCGCCGCACTCGCAGAAGACTTGCTTAAAGCATATTCCTTATAGAATGATATGTTGTCATATGACTACATATCATATACAGCCTGCATTATACAGCCTGCA